AATTTCCTGCACAACAAGTTCTTCCCCCAGCTACGCGCTCCCAAAGGTCGCAATTTACCCAAAGGGCCAGTGTTGGCCTTGATCGAAGACAAGTTTGGTGATTTTGATGCATTCAAAGAGGCCTTCAAAGAAGCGGCTATGAAGATCCAGGGATCAGGATGGGCGTATCTTTCTACTGGTGGTGACATCAAGACCATACCTAACCACCAGGTCAGAACTGATATCTGCGTGCTGGTAGACTGGTGGGAACACGCCTGGGCCCTAGATTACCAGGCCGACAAAGAGCGGTATCTCGACAACATCTGGCGCATCATCGACTGGGACGTTTGCAATCAACGGTTATAATATAGGTCTATTATGAACATCGCTGAATCTGCTGTTACCCGCCTGCGCGAACTGCGTGCAGAAGAAAACAATCCTGGTCTCAAGTTCCGAGTGTTCGTACAGGGCGGGGGGTGTGGGGGAATGAGCTACGGTTTTACTTTTGACGAAGCACAGAACGAGGACGATTTTGACTTCCAGTTCGATGATCTCACAGTGTTGGTAGACTCCATGAGCATGGAATATCTCCGAGATGCCAGCATAGAATTCCGCGAGGACGCTATGGGTGCCAGTTTCGTGATCGAGAACCCCCAGGCACAGACCACGTGCGGATGCGGATCTAGCTTCAGCCCTTACTAGCTCAAGCCTTTCCGGTAAATACTGTGACCTCAAGGACACAGATAGATGGCCAACACCGGAAACACCCAACAACAGATCGACTACGGCGCCGCCGCCAATGACGGGCAGGGAGATCCTTTACGCACCGCGTTCATAAAGACCGACGATAACTTTGATGCCATCTGGAACACCGGACCAGTGGGCTCGAACATAACCATCCTCAACAATGTCATACAGAGCAACAATGTTAACGGCAACATCGTGATCCGCCCCAACGGTGTGGGCGTGATACAGGCCAATGCGTCGATCCTACCCAACACAGCGAACCTGCGCGATCTTGGTAGCACGGGCCAGAGATGGCGCGCAGCCTACATAGGTTCGGGTGGGCTGTCGGTTGACGGCAATGTCACGGTAACGGGCAATCTCACAGCAGGCAACATCTCTTATACCGGCAACGTTTTCGTGGGAGATCTGCAGGGTTCGGTGTATGCGGATGACAGCACGATCATGGTAGATGCCGTAGACAATGCTATGTTCGCAGATTCCGCCACTTTTGGCCAAGCTACGATTGCTGGCAATATCTCGGCAAACAATGTCAATAGCACCACCAGTTTCGGATTGCCTGTATATGCCAATGCCACTGTGAGAGACTCCTCAATCGCCAGTCCACGACCTGGCATGATGGTTTTTGTCACCGGCACGGGCCTGCAGGTGCGAGGGGCTACAGCCTGGAATACCGTGGCGGGAACAGCCACATAACCAGACCAAAACTCGCTAAATACAGCCAAAGCGAGGACCCAACATGGCTCTAGAAGTTATCAACGTGGGTGCTGTGCCCAACGACGGCACAGGCGACCCCATACGCACCGCATACCAGAAATGCAATGCCAATTTCGCTGAGATCTTCAGCAGATTCCAGCAGAACATACCGGCCACCGCTGTGGGCTCAACAGGCGATGCCGCGGGCATGTACGCAGCAGATGCCACACACTTTTACTACTGCTTCCAGGATTACGATGGCAGCAGTGAAATCTGGCGCCAGATCGCAGGAAGCACGTTCTAATCGTGGCACAACCGCAGTGGATCACACCCGCCGGCAGCCTGGGAGTCATTCCGGAAGGTGTGTTCTATTCGGTGGGCATCCAGGCCGTGGCCGACGGCGAAGATGTGAAATTCCGATTGATAGCGGGCGAACTGCCCGACGGAGTGCAGGTCACGCCCAATGGCATCATAGAAGGCGTGCCCAAGAACGTGGCCCGGGTGCAAGGCGTTCCCCAGGAAGTTTCCGTGGATACCACATCAAGATTCGCGATCCGCGCGTTCACCACCCGGGTGATCAACGGTCGCATCGTGGTGGATCGCCTGGCGGATCGTACTTTCACGCTCACGATCACAGGGCAGGACATTCCTGAGTTCGTGACACCACCGGGCAACATCGGCAGCTTCTATGACGGCGATCCCGTGGAGATCCAGATAGAATTCACCGATACAGACCCCGATGAGACCGTGACCATACGGCGGCTCACGGGAGAACTGCCGCCGGGTCTGGTCTTGGATCCGCGCACTGGCTTGATATCAGGAGTGATAGCCCCCTTGGTGGGACCACCCGACACAGCACCGGCGGGCTATGACGCCACGGCCTACGATCAGTATCCATTTGATTTCTCCACCCGCAGCACCAGCAAGAATTTCCAGTTCAGCCTGGAGATAACTGACGGCAAAGATGCCAACGTGCGTTCGTTTGAGATCTTCGTGTATAGCAAAGATTCCATGACCGCTGACACCACGGATTTCACCGCGGACAACACTTTCATCACCGCGGATGTAGTGCCCACGCGCACCCCTGTGTTACTCACACCACCTGGTGATCTTGGCATCGTTCGGGCTGACAACTTCTATGCGTTCAAGTTCGACGGATTTGACTTCGACGGCGATCCCATAGAGTACTCTGTGACCACCGGTGCTGGCATAGGATTCGACAGTGGTCTCACACCGGGCTCACCTGGCAGCTACGATGTGGATGGATTCGATCGTGGGGCTTTCAGCCTACCACCAGGACTGGTGATCAATCCCGACACCGGCTGGTTCTACGGCTACATCCCCGATCAGGGTGCCACGGAGCAGACCTATAGATTTGCTGTGCGCGTGCTGAAAAAGAACCAGCCGTCGATCATATCTGGTTTCTACTATTTCACCATCACTATCACCGGCAATCTCAACACAGCAGTGACCTGGCTCACTGACCCAGATCTTGGCACAGTCTTGAATGGATCTATATCTACGCTCGCAGTCGAGGCTGTGAATGTCGGTGGCCGGGCCCTTCAGTACAGACTGGCCTCGGGCACCAACAGCCGACTTCCTCAAGGTCTCACCCTGCAGCCTTCGGGCAACATCACAGGTCGTGTGAGCTTCAATACCTTCGCCCTGGATGGTGGCACCACCACTTTTGACATCGACCTTGACACACGCCTTGACATCTTGGAGACCACGTTTGACAGCGCCTACAGTTTTACAGTGAACGCTTTCGCGGCCGAATCCGAACAGGTAGGTTTCCAAGTGGGTTCCATCGCTGTGGTCTCAGGAGGCTCGGGCTACTCCAGCCAGCCCACAGTGACAATATCCGCACCACCCGATACAGCCAACGCCATACAGGCCACCGCCGGAGTGGTGACCATAGTCAGTGGAGTGATCACTGCCATCGCCGTGGGCAATCCCGGGCGTGGCTACACCTCCACACCTACGGTGACCATCACGGGCGGCGGCGGAACATCAGCCACTGCCACTACCACCATAGTGGAAGCTGAAATCACCAACGCTGTGAGCGTGTTCCGCAGGTTCACTGTGACAGTGGATCGTTACTTCAACGAACCTTATCAGAAGCTCTACATCAAGGCCATGCCTCCCGAAGCGGATCGGGCGCTGATCAACCAGCTGGTGCAAAACCAGGATATCATCCCGCAAAATCTAGTGTATCGTGCAGACGATCCCAACTTTGGTGTGGCCCGGTCAGTGGTATACGATCATGCCTATGGACTGGACACTGCCAGCCTTGAAACATATGTAGAGAGCCTGGATATCAATCACTACTGGAAGAATCTTACCTTGGGTCAAATAAAAACGGCTCAGGCCCTGCGGCCGGATGGTACTGTGCTGTACGAAGTGGTATACAGTGAAATCATCGACGATCTGGTCAATAACGAGGGCGAGAGCGTGAGCAAAGAGGTAACCTTACCGTTCCCTGTGAATCCCGGAGATTCAACAGAGATTTCTGAAGTATATCCCAACAGCTTGATCAACATGAGAGATCAGGTCATAGACACAGTGGGGCAGATCTCGCCACCCTTGATCCCGGTGCTGCCGGCCTGGATGACTTCCAAACAAGCCAATGGTCGTGTGCTAGGGTTTACCGCAGCCTGGGTCATCGCTTATGTGAAGCCAGGACAATCAGCCCGGGTGGCTTACAACATACAGGAACTGTTCGGCGATCAGCTGAACCTTGTGGACTACAAAGTTGACCGTTACGAGCTGGATCAGAGCCAGACCTATCAATGGGACGAAACCACCAAGAAATGGCTGCCACAGCCACCCGAAGCCACGACCTTTGATCTGTTCGAACAACCATCCCAGCTGGTGGCCTGGCAGAACAACTCTGCGCAGACCACTTTCTGGCAGAATATCTCAAATGTTCCGGTATTCTGGGTCACACCCACCCAGGGCTTGCCGCAGACTGGCACAATATTCGACGGTGGCAGCACCAGATTTATCACCCCCACTGTGCAATGGAGGCCCACTGACGAATTCGATAAATATTTACTGTTCCCACGCATTAATATCCTGGAATAACAATGGCCCTACCTTATACCTTTGGCACGCAGACCGGAACCATTCCACTCAATGAGCTGGACGAGAACTTCACTTATCTTGAAAATCTTGTTCCTGCGCTGGCGGTGGCGGCTGGCACCGTGATCACTGCCAGCCAACCCAACATCACGTCAGTAGGCACTTTGACAGCATTGACCTGTTCCGGAACTGTATCCGCGGGCACTGTAACAGCCAACATTATAAATGGCACCCTCAGCGCAGCGTCACAACCCAACATCACCGAGATTGGGACCTTGGCCAATCTCACAGTGACCAACACCTTATTAGCGGGCACTGTGACAGCAACCACGGTGGGCACACCAGGCGGTAGCCTGGTTGGCACGGTGGCCACGCCTGCTCAGCCCAACATCACTAGCCTTGGTACCCTGTCTGCATTGTCTGTGTCAGGATCTATCACCGGTACCCTGGCCACAGCAGCACAGCCTAATATCACGTCAGTGGGCACTCTTAGCAGCCTTACGGTGGGAGGTGCGCTGTCAGCATCCACCATTGCCGGCACTCTGACCACGGCTGCCCAGCCCAATGTCACATCACTGGGCGCTCTATCCGGTCTCACTGTCAATGGCAGCGTTACTGCAATCACACTGGCGGGTACCGTTACCACAGCTTCGCAGCCCAATATAACCAGTCTGGGAACCCTTACCTCTTTATCGGTGAACGGAACTTCCACGCTTGCGGGTACTGTGACAGCACCCACGGCTGCCAATGGTGTCAGCAACACACAAGTGGCCACCACAGCATTCGTGCAAAATTCTCTGGCCAATTCAAGTTTAGTGCCCAGCGGCGTAATCCTATTGTGGTCCGGATCCGTGGCATCCATACCCGCAGGATGGTTCCTATGCGATGGTACAAACGGCACGCCTGATCTGCGCGACAGGTTTGTTGTGGGTGCTGGCAGCACATACAATCCGGGTGTGACAGGTGGCAGTGCTGATGCCATAGTGGTGTCGCACACACACACTGCCTCCAGCGTGGTAACAGATCCCGGACATGCCCATTCATATCAGTTAGCGTCTGGCAGTGGCGGCAGTTTTGGTTTTGGTGGAGATTTTGATTTTGCCACCACAAGCACCACAGGTAGCCAAACCACCGGTATCACTGTTGCTACCACTGTAAACAGCACAGGCAGCAGCGGAACCAATGCCAATCTGCCGCCCTATTATGCCCTGGCCTATATAATGAAGGCCTAGATCACATGATAAATATAGACACATAATCTAGGACGACAAGATGGCATCAAACATTAACCCACAGAACATCGACGGCGCTTATCCGGTTGCCGGACAGGACAACGACAGCCAGGGATTCCGTGACAATTTCACGAATACCAAGACCAATTTCACTTTCGCTGCCGCTGAGATCACGGATCTCCAGAACAAGGCTGTGCTCAAAGCGGCCTTAGATGGCACAGTGCTTAACAACGACATGGGTGGCAGCATACTGAGCAACGCCCAACTACAGGACATGAGCGAAACCCGTGTGGCCCTGGGCACTGTGACTGGAGCGCAGACCATCAACTATGCGGCAGGTCCTTACTACACCTTGACCACTTCGGGATCTGTATCCATCGCGTTCACCAATTTTCCACCTGCAGGACAACTGGGACGGCTGCGCCTGCAGATATCAGTGGCCAGCACTGCTCATACCTTAACACTACCTGCTGCGGTCACAGTGGGCACGGCCAACATCCAAGGATATTCAGCTAATATCGTCACATTCAACCAGACCGGCACCTTTGAGTTTGAGTTCGAAACTAATGATGGCGGCAGCACTATAACCATCATAGACCAAAACCGCAATCTGGATCCGATCTATCTGCCTTCCTCTGAGGATCTGGCAGATGCTGCCGCTGCCAGCCTTACGGTGACCACCAGTTACATCGTGACCGGCGGTTCGGGTGAAACGGCAACCTTGGCAGCGGGAGTACCAGGACAAATCAAGCTGTTTGCCATGACCACAGACGGTGGCGGCGACATGGTGATAACCGTGACCAACGCAGCCTGGGGCGGCGCCGGAACCATCACTTTTGGTGATGTGGGCGATGGCTGCACCCTGATCTACATCAATTCCAAATGGTGCTGCGTGGGCAACAACGGGTGCGCATTCGCCTGATCAAAACAGTTGACAGCACGGGCCCTTGATGCTAACATAGCAACAAGGGCTTTTTCTTTATGGAACATCCACTCATATCCAATCTTGATGATCTCTCAATGGAACAATTGCAGGAGAAGATCACAGAACTCAGCCGCAAGGTGGGTATAGCGCACAGGACTGGCAATGCGCATCTACGGCACCAAGTGCAGATGGCCTTGGAAACATATCAGACAAAGTATCGAGAACGCATGGAACAGAGCTGGCGCAAAACGGATGGAACTGATCCGGACTTTTCGGATCGCATAGACATATCATGAATGTGAGATTGATCAAGACTTGGTATTGGCAGTCCGGTCGTGTGTTGGCCGGAGACTGCTATATCAATTCCTATACCGCACGTGTGCAGATGCATACCACTGCCATGGACGCTGCGGAGCATTCGGTAGCCTATGAACGACTGGATCACTGGTTCAACAGCGTGATGCAGGATTCGGTCCTGATCTCTGCCGAGGATTCCAAACTGCGAGCCTACAGTGCCACAGGACAACGGCTCTTGATCTTCCCGGAAGATCCCGTGGATCAACTGGTGGGCATCATGCTATGCATCAAACTCAACTGTATCACCGAAGGTCGCCTGGTGATCACCGATGTAGATTTGAGCAGCATCAACGGAGAGGAAATGACATATCAGCACAACCATACCGAAGCCACTGGCCCCATGGCCACAGCAGGTTGGTGGCAGGATCCTCGACCTACCTGGATGACACCTGGTACCCGGAATCCATCCACCAAGATAGTGGCCTTGTCGAGATCACCTGAATGGCACACGGTGGGGCTGGACTGGCCGAGCCGAACTGCCACACCAGATTCGGCCGTGGTGTTCGCGGATTTCGATCGAGATGATCACAAATAAATTTGGAGAGATCGTGCTGTCAGAATCGGATCTCTGTGACCTCGTGATGCAGGGCAGAGATCTGACCACCATGGAGCGTGTGACCGTGGATCCGGCCGTGGATCTAGAAAAGATGCTACAGCACCTGCAAGAACCCAGATCATTGCTGACTTGGACATTGCCCGAGGCATCCGATATTTCTGTACCCGAGTTTGACCTGCAGCGACAGGCCCGATGGCTCATGCCCGATGAATACAAAAACATAGATATAGCACAGCATGTATTGGATCTCTGTACAACGCAGGCTCAACTGCAAAGGGCCGGAGAAGAACTGCTGCTGTTCCAGGAACATGGGCTGTTTGATCTCTTGAGATATCTGCGCTATCTAGTACACACGATGCAGCAAAATCATGTGATCTGGGGAGTGGGCCGTGGCAGCTCTGTGGCCAGCTATGTGCTGTACCTGCTGGGTGTGCATCGCATAGATTCCATGCACTATGATTTAGACCCCCGAGAATTCCTGCGTTAAATAACGTATCTCACGAGGAGAAAACAATGACTAGGAAAGTATATAGGACCGCCCAGGGCAAGATAGTGGATCTCGGTGCCCTGCAACTGCGCAACGAAAACGTGCGTGCAGTGGGCAACATGCAAGTGAATGCGCGTGGCGACCTTATCGACAGTGGCAATCGTCCGATAGACACCAGGAACAGCCAGGTAGCCCGTCAATACCGCCGCCAGACCACCAATGTCTCAGATGCACCTGTGCGGGCCAGCCAGTCTTCTGCTGCGACCATGCCCCAACCTCCAGAAGATTTCCAAGATGATTTTGTCAAACAGCCGGCACCAGAAGCCGCTGCACCCGCTGCGGGGTTGGCCGCGGCCATCGCCCGCGCCAGAGAGATACGCCAGGATCCCCTCCGTACCCACCATAGCATAGCCCAACATCAATCTCAAACAGGAAACTCATGATCGCAGCATTCGCTCCACACCGTATCCAGAATCTCCGAGCGCTGGGCAACACTGTGATCGTGGCCGACATGGAGTTCCAAGGGCGCACTCTCAGTTCAGGTATCATCCTACACAACGACAACGGTACCACTGCCGGCATCAGACCTCGCTGGGGCCAGATCTATGCGGTAGGACCAGAACAACGAGACGTGCGTCCAGGACAATGGATATGCGTGGCGCACGGACGTTGGACCCGAGGTCTTGACATAGAAGACGATGATGGTATCAAAACCATAAGAAAAATCGATCCCGACGATATCCTGTTGGTGTCAGACCAAGAACCCGGCACTGATGACACCATCTCGGCCGCCATCCAAGCACAAGCCAAAAACCGTTTCTAGTGGGTTTCCAAAAACCTGATCTCAACATGGCCAGATTGGCCATCGGAACCTGCCTGGTGGAAATCCGCAGTCCCTACAACGATGGCTGGACCGGTTCCGCTTGCAAACAAGAACTTTATCTGTTAAAATCGTGGTTAGATGATGAATACAATCGTCTACCCAAATTCAGCGGAGAAGAACAATGGGAACAAGAACGCATCGTTGACATACTGAAAAGGAAATAGCGTGAAGAAACTATGGACAGAAGCCTATCGACCCAGAACTATTGGTGATTATGTGTTCCGCGATTCGGCACAACGACAACAGGTGCAGGCCTGGGTGGATGCAGGTGCCATACCACATCTGTTGTTTAGTGGTGCTCCGGGTGTGGGCAAGACTACCTTGGCCAAGATCTTGATCGCAGAACTTGGTATCGACGACTATGATGTGTTGGAGATCAATGCCAGCCGTGAAAACTCCGTGGACACCATACGCGACAAGATCACTGGCTTCGTGCAGACCATGCCGTTTGGTGAATTCAAGGTGGTGTTGCTGGATGAGGCGGATTATATTTCACCCAACGGCCAGGCCGCACTCCGCGGAGTGATGGAGATGTATCATGCTTCGGCCAGATTCATACTCACTTGTAACTATCCAAATCGCGTTATCCCTGCACTGCACAGCAGATGCCAAGGATTCCATATTGAGCGCGTGGATGTCACAGAGTTCACTGCTCGTGTGGCCACTGTGTTGGTCACTGAGGGCGTGGAGTTTGATCTAGATACCTTGGATACCTATGTCAAAGCCACCTATCCTGATCTGCGCAAGTGTTTGAACATGTGCCAGATGAACTCTGTGAATGGTATCTTGGTATCACCCACGGGCGACGAAGGAGGCATCAAGGAATGGAAACTGGAAGTGGTACAACTGTTCAAGGCCGGAAGGGTGCAGGATGCCCGGCGGATGTTGTGTGCCAATGCCCGGCCCGAAGAGATGGAAGAGATATTCCGCTGGATGTATGACAACCTTGGGCTATGGAGCAAAGATCCGGAAAAACAAGATCAGGCCATCGTGATCATACGCAATGGCCTGGCAAACATACCCATGGTGGCCGACCAAGAGATCAATCTCGCTGCCACCATGATCGAACTGGCAGCACTGAGATGAGATATTTCATAGTAAAATACATCCGCCGACCCAATGGCAAGATGGACGAACAGGTAGAGGCCAGCAAGCGGCTGCGCAATAAAGATGTGCAGACGGCCGCAGTGATCTTGGATTTCCAGACCCAGCGTGTGTTACAAAGCACGCTGGAAGGTCGTACTGTGCCCAAAGATTGGTGGCGGATCCGAGATTTCTATCACCAACACTACAAAGCCATGATCGAGGATCTTGAAGCCTTCAATGGTCTAAAAATAATTGAAAATCCAGCAGTTCATGGTAATATGACTGATGCACAGCCATGATATCGATCAGTTATTGTATGGCCATGATCCGCTCGACCAAATTCTCTATCCGACTGTTAATTTCATGGAGTGCAAATGCTTCAATTTTCTCACGGCAGATGCGCGATAGTATTTTGTGTTTTGTCAAAAGATCAAAATTATTTTCAAATCGTTGCCGATTTTTGCAAAAAAAATCCTGTAATCTATCTAGGTCGGTTAGCACCGACAAATTCTTATTGATCGCCTGATAACATCGATCAAAAGGCATTGATTCTTGCTGGTAGGAATGATCGATTAAGTCGTCAAATACGTCAAATCCCAGCGTGCGCATATGGTCTGCGATAAGATATCCGCCAACCCAGATTGGAACAGTGCCGCCATAAATGGCCATGACGGTTTTTTCGGTAATCATGGTCTCGTGCTCATCGTATAAAGGTTCAGTGATCAGCGAAACAAAACTGGGCTCATATATTGATTGTTTCAACAGGTTTTCATAGACTTTTCCATTGCTGTTGAGTGTACCGTTAAATTCAATATAGTTGTCCGAGGTCAATGACTGATCAGGTGTCAAATACACTGATTGATCTTGCTGTTCACAATGGAATATGGCGTCGACAACGGTTCGGTCTAGGCTAGACGATATGTCTTTTTCTTGTATCCAATGGCTGTGTTTTGGCCATGATTGGCTGTAAACAAAATTGGAGAGATTAAAATAATTTACCAGTCTAGACAAAATCAATCGGCTGGGTCTTACTTTGTTTGCGATAAAGTTGAAAGTTTTTTGTTTATTATCCCATTTTACAGCATTCACTGCAAGCATAAATTGTTCTACTTGTAATGCGGTCCTGCCTGGAAAACAAACATGTTGATAGGATTCGAAATCTTGGCACGACAAAAAATCGTCGAACACGATCAAATGTGACCCGGGGTCGCATGTACTGTTGTCAAGCAATTGTTTTATGGGATAATGCTTTGTATCTGCATCAAAATGATGATCTATGATCCATAACACCGTGGGTTCCGTCAAAACCTCACCACGGTAAACGTATCCAGGACCAAAGATTTTCATCACATTCATTGGTTGACTTTCACATAAAATTTGCAGATATCATTGAGCAGTGACTGATCTGGAACACAGATTCCTATCGAACGATATAGATTGAGTAGAGCCCGATATAATACATCAGAGTCACGAAACGATTCCACACTGAAACTCAACTGTGGTTGTTGGTGATTGCTAGGATGACATGTCACCGTGTCCAATGAGCAAAAAATTTTGCTCGACGCATCATTGACTATGTATTGATTCCAAAATTCTTGCGGGTCCATGCGTACTTCTTTGACATTATTATACTGTTTTGCCAGCACGCTGCGTTTGTCGCTGCAGAAATCAGGATGATCTTGCTTGATCACAAATACTCCAGGCTCTCTCTCAAAATATAACTTCCTTAATTTAGCCCTGTGATACCATGTGATGGCATCTTGAGTGTCAAACAACATGTTTATCACTATACATCTGTTGACATAGGCCAATGGCACTGCGCACTTGTTTAATATCAACACGATTTTTTCTTCCCCGCGGTAGTGATCGAGAAAGAGATCGTCTTGATTTTCCTGTGCCTTGCGCAACAAAGTCTCGTGAGTGATATCGTTACCTCGATCAAATCTGTTGCTGATAAAATCCAGTTTGTACGGAACCTCAGGTTCGATCTTGAGATAATTTTTCCAGTCGCGGGTAAAATGGTTTTCAAACCAACGCAGAATTGACAAAGACCTTGTTGTTTTTTGTTGTTCTATTTCAGGGTACCAGGCAGCCACATCTCGAGATAACTGTAAACAACAACTGAGAAATTTGCCCCCGCTGCCGGGGGCATATCTGACCAATAAAAATTTGTGCACAGACTATTTACGTAGACCTAATTTTCGTAGAGTTTTAATAAATCTCCAATCATAGGATGCCGCTGGATATCGCGAGAATCCAAGGTACAGACATCTAGCCCAGATATTGCCCTGGCCCGTAGTCTGTTTGACAGGTCAAGCAGTCCGTTGCTGGGAGCCGATCTATCAGTCTGTTCAACGTCTCCCGTGACCAGAATGCGACTGTTTGCGCCAATGCGTGTGAGCAACATCTTCATCTGATTGGGAGTGGCATTCTGCATCTCATCTGCCACTATCCAGGCGTTTTTAAAAGTGCGGCCTCGCATGAAAGCCAAGGGCGCGATCTCAATGATACCATCTGCCAACATGTTGGCCACTTCTCTGGGATGATAGAATTCTCGCAAGATGTCCAGCAAAGGACGGGTCCAGGGTTCCATCTTGGCAGTGAGATCTCCAGGCAGAAATCCATGTCGTTCGTCATCTACTCCCACAGCAGGTCTAGTAAGAACGATTCGGTCGCATTCTCCGCTGCGCAGAGCACGCATCGCTGCCAGCATGGCCAGGTAGCTCTTGCCCGTGCCAGCAGGGCCTAGCGCTATCACGATATGCTGGTCGAGATCATTCAAAGACAGTACCAGACGTTCTTGATTGCGGCTTTTGGGAACTAGTTCAATGGTCCTGGGTTTGGACTTTACGGTGGGTCGGAAATCTATGGTGTTTTCTACTGTGGAATACTGCTGCTGTTGTTGACGGCGTTGCGCTTTTGCACCTCTGGCTCTGCTCAAATCCCATTCTCCTTTGGACATGATTTCGCTACCTTGCAGTATTTAGGCCGCGATCTAACGACGTTTTCTGGGTGTGTTTAAACCTACGCAAAATGCTAAGTATTAGACTGTGCTTCTCCAAACCAAAACTTCTACTAGACCATGTAGACAATAAATACAGTCATGCCCTTGGACAAAGACATATTTAAAAATCACGAAGACTACTGGCTAGTGGCTGAAAACATCAGAGACATCTACCTTTCCGACGGTAGCCTGCTGAGCCTGATTGATTTTGAGCGTGTGCTGGACGAGCTAGATCTCTATGCATTTAAGAACTGGCAACTGGGCGAACTGGTAGCAGGACCTGAGATCGGTAGATACACTGTGAGCTGCACATTCATGTGGCCCGAACGCCTGATGCCCGATCCCAGAGGCGCACGCCGTCTTTTGCCATTTGACTGCCGAGTGAAATTCAAAAAAACCACCATCAAGATACCGATCAAGATCGAAGAACCCGATGACTTCATACCGGGCACGCACAAAGCACGCCTGGTGAAGAAAATGGTGTGGCTGGTGGAAATCACCATGCCCAAGAGCTTGATGAATGATATCCGCACTGGATCCATAGAACTGGAAGATCAAGACATCGATCTGCAGGATCTGGATGCTGCCTATGAAGAAGATCTAAACCAACAGGAATTCAGACAAGATGACCAAGCCGCCGTTCCCACTGTGTGAAGCCCTGGAGTACAAGGACATGGAGGGCATGATCAAGCCCACCCTGCACGTTGACGAGTTCGCCTCCAAGATGGGCGACGACGATGACATCATAGTGGTATCATTTTTCGTGCGCAGCCAGCAGGCGGCTCGGGATCTCATGAATTGGTTTGAAAAAGGGTACGACTGGGTAATGGATGCTGATGTTAGCCCTGGTGAGATCAGTCCCGGTCGGTATTTGGTCTATATTGAAATGCGCCGGCGCAGCTCGGCCGGACAAAAGTTAGCGGATGCTGTGCAGGATCTGGAAACTCTAACCGAACTAAAACTTGCAGACTGGACCATGCACTACGGCGATAGAACCGTGCCTTTTACCCGAGAAATATTTGATCAAATGGTGCCCTTGAGTCCAAAAGAATATCGTGCCCGGCGAGAGAGCGATCTTAATGAAATGCGCGCAGCAGCTGGCATAGATACGGTACCGGTGTTCGAACGCGATAGAGATATCCGCCAGCTACAGTCCGCAGCCGGTATATAAATCCAAATGCAGTTAACCAGTCACGGCTGTAGTTTTATCTACGGCAGCGAATTATCATCGCCATCATTGTCTTGGCCGTCTTTGATCGCTCGAGATCTAGGCTTTCGTCATGATTGCTATGCAGTACCAGGCATTGGTAACCTACAGATCATGGAATCTGTTCTGTTAAATGCGGGTGCTGCTGATCTGTGCTTAATCAATTGGTCCTGGATAGATCGTTTTGATTTCGTCAACGCTGTGGATGAATCATGGCACACTCTACGTCCTGCATTAGATCATGATCAGGCTACACATTATTATCAATACCTACATGGTCAGTACAGAGACATGCTGACCAATCTCAGTTACATTGCGATCACGATAGATTTCCTCCATATTCGACAGATACCATTCGTGATGACTTTCATGGATCAATTGCTATTTGATACTGTGTTGGCACAATGGCATCCGCCTGATGCTATAGAGTACCTACAACAGCGAGTGCGACCACACATGATGGATTTCGAGGGGCAGAATTTTCTTGATTGGAGCCGAAGCCGGAACTTTGCTATCAGTGCTGCTTGGCATCCACTGGAACAGGCACATGCGGCAGCTGCTGATCTTATGATACCTGTTATCGATGCCATTCTGCATAAAGCCTGACCACTTGCCCGTTTGTCTCGCTCTGTTCATTATACTGATGGAAGTTGTGTAAAGCCGCAAAATCCTGTAACCTGCGATGTGTCCAAGGATAGAACGGAATACCTTGGCATTTTTCAGATGCATGGTCTCTGCGCCCAGGATTGAGACGCCAATAGATACGGGCTGTGGGTTTGAGACAGTCTACCACTTTTCGTATCTGGCGTGAAATGATAGCATCATCACCAAAGTTTAGGCTACCCAGGCAGACCGCAACATCAAATTTCTTGCTAGCATGGAACTCCTCAATGGTCACACGAAAATCAGCTTCGTCTCGGGCCGGATCGATGCCTACCACATTCTGCACCAAGGTCTTGAAAGGATTGGCACCACAGCCCACATCTAACAACCATTCGTGGGGAAGGATTTTCGTGGCTATGGTGGCATAGGCGCTATAATTATAGGCATCCACACTGGGCTGCCAGTGATGTCGAAAATAATCGTTGAGGTATTCTTGATCATGCATGATAAGACAGTGATAGTAAAATGGGCCAGTGCGGTAATCATACTTATAGCTATGGTATTCCATGTGCTAGGAATCACCCCTTGGAACAGTTTCCTGCAACTGATAGGCGCAGCTGGTTGGGTGTATGTGGGATACAAATGGAACGAAAAAGCCATCATCTTGAATTTCCTGCCGCAGTTCGCTATCATCATTCCGGGATTGATCTATCTATGGCTCAAATGATCCTGCCCCAAAGGGTGTTCTTCGTGGGGGCTCCAGGCAGCCGCTGGAGTGGTATTGCGCAAAATATCGAGACTCTAGACGGATTCAATGTCACTGATCGAGACCCTCAACGCCAGTATGAGCATCATGGATTTACCGGACATATGGGTGCCTACTTTGGCACGGGATGGGAATTTGATCTCAGCCTCGATCCTGAAAATCTGGATCGCCCGTTCACGCACACCGCCGGCACACGCATACTCAAGAGCCATGAATGGGCCTACCATCTGGACGAGATCCGCGCACGCTATCCTGATGACTGGATCATGCTGGTGCATCGTCCGGACATGAGCTGTTTCGCATGGTGGCACGAGGCCGGGGGCTTTACAATAAAATATCCAGATTATTTGCCCTATTATCGTGACTCGATAAATATGTTCGCAGAGATACAAAGGATGAACCAGAGTATGTTTGCATTCAGCCAGAAGCATGATCTTGCCTGGCATCACATATCATCATCTTGGATCGAAGCCACTTTTGGCCGGGCAGTGGAGCCCACGGTCCGTCTAGCAGACACCCTTGTGTGTTGTTTGAAGTAATCCTACAAGGAAACTAAACATGAAACGAGTAATAGCAACCCTGTTGCTGTGTGCCTCTGCGAGTGCATGGGCCTGGCAACCATCAAAACCTGTAACTGTGCTGATCGGATTTGCTCCAGGCAGCGGTAACGAAATGAGCTTCCGCGCTATGGCACAACAAGTGGAAAAAACCACCGGGGCCACATTCGTGGTGGTCAATCAACCTGGAGCAGATGCAGCCATCAGCCTCAACAACTTGGTGGCAGCACGACCTGATGGACATACTATCAATGTGGCTAGCCAGCAGGGCACCTGGGTCATGGCCGATGTAATTTCAAAAGACATAATCAAATTCACTCCAGAAAGTTTTGAATACACTCTCAATATCGCCAAGAGTCCTCTCGCGCTGATTGCCCCTGTCGACAGCACGGTCAACACGCCACAAGAATTCGTGCGGTTGATCGAATCCGGCACCAAGCAGGTCAACATAGCGGTAGGTGCCAGCAGCCATAAACTGGCCTATGAATATGTGATGTCGCATACCCGTGCCAAAAAAGACACCGTCGTTGCGGTCAATTACAAAGGTCCGGCGCCAGCTGGAGTTGATGTAGCCGGAGGCCAAGTGGACTTTGGTATCATCCCTGCAGCCGTGGCCTACAACTTGGTCAAAGCCGGCAAAGTAAAGTACATCGGTCTTTTCGGTGAGCAACGATTGAACCGGATCCCGGATGTCCCACTAATGAATACCGTGGTACCTGGTGCCAATGTCTATGCCGGTTGGGGAATTTTGTTACCCGCTGGCACACATTCTGACATAATTAAATGGTATCATGAAAATTTCTTGCGCGCCATACGCACTCCAGAAGCGACCAAGTTCTTCGCGGAAAATCTCATGTTCGTGGAAGAACGCGAGCTCACCCCTGAGGGATACAAACGGAGCATGCTTGACCTGCGCCGAGTATGGTTGCCTATAGCGCAAAAGATGGACTTTGGAACATCAAAATAGGACTGATATGACAGCACGACGCATCCTTATCATGGGCCTGCCTGGATCAGGCAAGACCTTCCTGGCCCAGGCCTTGAAGCAGTATATCGAGACTAATTCGGCATTTTTCCGGCCCCAGGCTGAAGCCTTGTACGGCAGCTATGCCATGGTGGAGTGGTTCAATGCCGACGATGTTCGCAAACGCTTCAATGACTGGGACTTCAGCTCGGAAGGTCGCATAAGGCAGAGCCACAGGATGCGTGAGCTGGCGGATAAAAGTAACGCAGATTTCGTGATAGCGGATTTTGTCTGCCCGCTCACAGAGATGCGCAACAACTTCAAGGCCGATTGGTGCATCTGGGTAGATACCATAGAAGCCGGCAGGTACGAGGACACCAACCGTATGTTCGTACCGCCTGAGTTCTATGATTTCCGCATCACTGAACAGGCTGCAGAAAAGTGGTCGGAATTCATAGGCAATCACATCCTGGAAAATCGCCGTAGACCTAGGTTTGACTGGAAGGCACCCACTGTTGAGCAACTCGGTAGATGGCAACCTTGGCACGCTGGACACCGAGCATTATTTGAGAGATTGATACAACGTACCGGACAGGTCTGTATCATGATACGTGACTGCCAAGGGTGGAATCAGTCAAATCCATTCTCTTGGAGTACAGTGAAAGATGCCATACGCCGAGACCTAGATCCGCTCTATCAAGGACAATATGAAATATTAGTAGTTCCTAATATCACTCACATTGGATACGGTCGCGGAGTAGGCTACACGATAGAAGAAGAGAAGTTTGATGAATCTATTACAAGCATTTCAGGAACTGAGATACGCCGACAAATGGGACTGAAGTGAGCCGAGAGCATGTTCGCTATCAGCAGGCTAAAAATTATATCCAAGCCTGTACTAACGGACCATTAACATATTTGCGCACTCTCAAAAATGCCAGCAGTTTTTTTTACAACAGTTTTACCGGCAGTTTAAGGTGGTGGCCAATCTCCTGGGCCGAAATACAATGGCACGAAACGCATGTTTTCTCGCATATCCAGGATCCGGTGGAACGGCGGCATAAGGGCATACTGGAGTACCTATTAATCACAAATTGTGAAGATCTATTGCTGGACACAAAGTTCCAGAGATTGATCAAACATGTACCTTGCATGGACGAACACACCGTGAGCCTGTTTGAAATGTATGGTTCATGGTGCCATAGCATTGATTGGATTCCTTTATATCCCGATCATGCCATGACCACAGCATTGACTGAAAAACTGCTGAAAGTTTACGGTCAACGCCTGTTTCCGTGGGATCATGCCGAAGCCAGGCCGGCCTCTGACAAAATGCGAGAACTGTGTCAACTGCTGCGAGATATCTGGATCGATGCGGACCAAGGTTATCTTCCCGGGCACACTAAGGCATATCTATCGAGAGATTTGGATCTGTACGACAAAGTGATGTCAAAGTTCAATCCCCATGGTGACCAATGGTCAAGTTGTTCATGGTTGAGACAAGAATAAGATCAATGGATCAAACCAAAACTGTCAACCGCTATCATATCCGGTACAATACCGCGCACGGTGAGACGGATCTGGTGTGGCGGGTGTTTGAAAACGGTCGGGAGCATCTAGTAAAAAACTTTGAGATACGAGTGCCCGTGCGCGGTGAATCCACCATGGAACATGGCATACAAAAGTGGAATGTTGTGTGTGAAGGACACATGCAGATACGGGATGGCGTTGCTGTAATTGAATGACAGTCGTATCCGTAGCATTGTCAAAACCCTGACCTGGCGAGTGGCAGTTTCGCCACTTTTCTCATAGCCTGGATCATAGGTGGCGATCTCGCCGTGGCAGGTACCATAGCAGTGATACAGATTATCGCCAACACTATCTTGTATCATTGCCATGAAAGGGTATGGAATTTGATCTCGTGGGGCCGGATAAATACTGCCACAAAGGAGATAGACGCATGCAACTCACAGAAAATTTCAGCCTCAACGAAATGATCAAGAGCGAAACCGCACTACGACACGGTATCGATAACACACCGCCAGAAGATGTGATAGAAAATCTACGCACATTATGCGAGCAGGTTCTGCAACCCTTGCGCACGGCCTACGGTCGTGGCATCAAGGTCAATTCGGGATATCGTTCACCAGATGTAAATGCAGCAGTGGGTGGAAGCCGTACTTCTGATCACTGCAAAGGCCAGGCCGCAGATATCGAGATTCCCGGCATACCCAATTACGATCTCGCAAAGTATATCGAGGATTATTTCCAGTACACCCAGCTGATTTTGGAATTCTACACTCCGGGCATACCGGATTCGGGCTGGGTACATGTAAGTTACGATCCCAACAATCTCAAGAAACAGAGCCTCACTGCCATGCGCGAAAACGGCAAGACCGTGTACAAACCAGGATTGCTGGCTTGATCATAGGTATACTCCCCGCCATACGCATGATACTTGTCGTGGTGGTGGTCACGATCATCGCAGGTGGCCTCTACTATGTGATCAATCTCAAAGCAGATCTAGCCACCAGTGAGGCCAACAATCGCGAACTTGTGTCAGCCACCCGTGAACAGAACCTGCTGATCGAACAGATGAAGCGAGATGTCACTGCCATACAACAGGCCAATGCCGATCTGCAAAACCAAGCCGAACGGCAACGCCGTGACGTCGAGGCCCTCAGCTCAAAATTCAGCAAGAGAGATTTCGGTGCCTTGGCAGCCGAACGCCCCGAGGCCGTGGAAAGGTCTGTGAACCGTGGCACAAAGAACGCTCTGCGCTGCCTGGAACTGGCAGCAGGTGCCCCACTCACAGACGAAGAAAAACAAGCCAAGACCCCCATGGAGGCCAATCGTGAATGTCCGAACCTTATTGATCGCAATTACTCTGCCCCTGGTCCTTAGTGGCTGTGGATCGTTTGGTTGGCGCAGCGTTGAGCCCATAGAGCTACACAAACGGGCGGTGGAACGCACACCACTTAATCTGCCGGATCCTGCACCTCCCAGGGCACGCGAAATGGAATGGATAATCATCACTCCCGACAATGCAGCAGCCACATGGCAACGACTGCGTGATGCCAACACCGATGTGGTGTTGTTCGCGCTCACAGATGATGGCTATGAGACCCTGGCTCTCACGATGGCCGAACTGCGCAACTTTATCGCCCAGCAGCGCGGTATCATCCTGAAATACCGAGAATATTACGAAACTAAAAAGGCAGATGAAGCAGCAAAGTGATCTGCCGGTCATCAACAGCCACGACAGCTGGAGTCCGCTACAAGAAGCATGGTTGGGTGATGTGTACCCTGTAGAGTGGTACGAACATCTTGATGCTCCTGTGCGAGATGTTTTCCAGCGGCTGACCGAAATCACACAGCAAGATCTGGCCGCGATCCAGCAAACCCTGGAATCATTTGATGTCCTAGTGCAGAGACCCCGTTACCAACACATCGATCACTATCTGCGAGATGGCAATCTCATCAAGCCCGATATCTGTCCCCGAGACACTTGCTTGGTGGTAGGAAACTGCCTCATGTTGCCAGAGTCTTACCGGCCCTGGCAACACGCGATCAACCAATACAGCCAGGACTCAAGATGCCAGATACAGCCCGGTTTCACTGGCACGATCAATGGTGCCAATGTTGTGAGGATTGGCCGAGACATCATCATTGATCGCGACTGTTATGATTTTGAATATGACCATCGCTGGCCTGGGTATCGCGTACAAGTGGTCAGCAACGGCGGACACATGGATGGTTGCTTCGCCATCCTCAGGCCTGGTCTGATCTTGGCCAATCACTACTGGGACGATTATGAGCGCACCTTTCCTGGCTGGGAGATCATACGATTAGATGACCCTACCTATCATGCGGCACCCAGCACAGGTTATCAACAACCCTATCCGGTATACAACGGCAAGTTCTGGGATACCACTGTGGGCAATAACCGCAGTTTTAACCAGCATATCATAGATCATGCCCTTGATTGGGTGGGTTGTTATACAGAAACCTATTTTGAACTCAATTGTTTAGTGATCGATCCTGCCAACGTGATCATGCTGGCAGAAAACCAAACCTTGGCTGACACGCTGTACAGTCGCGGTATCACTGTGCATTGGGTGCCCTTCCGGGCGCGTAGTTTTTGGGATGGTGCTATGCACTGCCTCACTGTGGACATCCGCCGGTTAAGCCAGATCACGGACTATTTCCCAGAGCGCGATGGCCATTAACATCATGGTTTATCCGCCCGGAGGTGGAGGCAATCATCTCAAAAATCTTCTAGAACTCAATGGTCGGTTCTGTGATCAATGGCCGTGGCCTTGGGTGCGCGAACAGCGGGTGGGATTGGCGCCCTACGATCGACCTCCGGGCCCCCCTGGAGAGGTGCACAGCCTTCCAGGGCGCAACATACACGCTGTTTTCGTGGATCATGTCAACCAACATGCTCACGGAGACTATCTCCTCCACGGACATTTTGGCGAACTGGCAGAACATGCGGATAGAATTAGATCTTGGACCGATGTGCGGTGGTTGATAGAGACCATGGACGATCAGCAAGATAGAGATCTACTGCGGCAACGACAGCACCGTCTTGATTACCATCCCTACTGGCAGGACGAAGAACAGATTTTCTTGTATCGACCAGAGATGTATCGCAGATATTTTGGTGCGGATCCGGCCCGGATCTGTGCGCTGCCCGTGAGATTGTTATGGCAGAGAGATATCGTGGCCAGTGGTGTTTTAGAGATATTGCAAACAGCATTTGACATTGTGATAGATCAGCAGGCAGCCCAGTATCTGCACAGCAAGTGGTGCGATCTGAATTTTGGACCCACTGTAGTTTGATGCCAGTGGGCTTGGTGCTATAATTACTACATGAAGGATTATTACGCCACACTGGGCATAGGTCGCGGTGCGTCTCACACAGAAATCAAGCGCGCCTATCGCAGGTTGGCCAGCCAGCATCATCCTGACAAGGGTGGAAGCAAGGATCGATTCCAAGAGATAGAAGAAGCTTACCGTGTGCTCAGCGATGCTGCCGCTCGTCAAGAATACGACAATCCCAGACCTCAAGCTCATTTCTCCTCGGCAGGATTCAACCTCGACGAGATATTCACGATGTTTGGCGGTCGGTTCCAGCAACAGGTCCGGCAGCCTATCGCCAATCTCCAGCTCTGGATCACCCTGCAAGATGTGGCCAATCCGGGTCCTAGGGTGATAGCAGTGAGTTCACCCTACGGACAGAGCCAGATCGAGATACAGGTTCCTGCCGGCATAAGAGATG